TATATCGTGATTTCCTTTATTGACTAAAACAAGACGTGCTACTGAAAGATTCTCGAATACAACAGAAACATTCGAATTAGCGTGATCTAAGATTGTTAGTTCAGCTTGTAACCCTTTGTATTCATCTTTGTTAAACATTTCAAACGTTTCTAGAGAATAGCTAATTGGTTGCTGCCTGTTTCTATACCGCGTCACAAGCGTATTAATAAGTGCGCCCATCGCACCACCGCCGAGTAGCGAACCAATGAGAGTAATTATCCATTGAGTAGTAGTCATAGCCTTGGGCCAGGGAACCCCCCATATATCAATTAGTAATCAGCAATGCAACTATGAATGGCAGAGAAGCCAAGAAACTGCGTCAGCTCTACCGCAGAGGAATGAAAGGTGAAATCGAGAAACAAGCTGAACAGCAAGCAGAGCTAATGCGCGAGAGACTCAAGAAGTTTGAGGAAGAAGTGGGAAGCTTACTCAAACCGCCACCGAAATGGATACCTGAATTTATCTGGGTTAGCTTACAAAGAATCTTTTTGAATATTTAGTATCGAGATTACTCGACAATTTATGCCAGGAACAAAGGGCAACAAGAACGCATTAGGAAATACGGGAGGTAAGAGCCTCAATGACCGCAAGCTCGCTTCAGAGGTGCGGACCTTGGCGTTAACTGAGATAAAGAAGTATCTAGAAGGCACTGAAGACGGATATGACAACAAGGAAATGAAGCAAGCCATTATCCTGAAGCTAGCAACAGCCATACTCCCGCGCCTCAACGAACACACCGGCCAAGACGGCGCAGATTTATTCCCTATTCCTATCCTAAATGGCATTCCAACTTACAACAGCAACCAGGAAAATAGCTCAGCTTCAAAAGCGCCTGCGGTGCATTCAGGGGGGTACTTCAGCGAGCAAGACCGTATCGATACTTCTGCTTCTCGTTAACGCCGCTCAGTCAGACACCTCTCCCACTCTCACCAGCGTAGTTTCTGAATCCTTTCCTCACCTCAAGCGCGGGGTGATGAGAGATTTCCTTCAGATAATGGAGCAGCATCAGTATTACAAGGATGAGCGCTGGAACAGATCAGACTTTATTTACACCTTTGAAACGGGCAGCAAGATTGAATTCTTTTCAGCAGATCAGCCGAGCAAGGTTCGAGGCCCTCGCAGAGACAGACTGTTTATCAACGAAGCTAATAACGTTCCCTACGAAGCTTTTGACCAGTTAGAAGTTCGCACCAAAGACTACGTTTATCTCGACTGGAATCCCACTACGGAGTTTTGGTACTACGACAAGGTAGCAAATCGCGATGATGTTGAGCATTTGATAATCACCTACGGTGATAATGAAGCTCTTGACCCGCAGATTGTTCAGTCAATCGAACAAAGAAAAGCCAATAAAGCGTGGTGGACGGTCTATGGGGAGGGTCAGCTTGGAGCGATTGAGACAAGGATTTATACCGGCTGGCAGATCATTGATGAGATCCCGCATGAAGCAAGGCTCGAACGCTACGGTTTAGACTTTGGATACAGTAACGACCCTACAGCAATCGTGGCGATTTATTCCTACAACGGTGGGTACATCTTCGATGAGATAGCCTACCAAAAGGGTCTACTCAATAAGCAGATTGCAGACATCCTCAAGAACCAGTCCAAAGCCCTGGTCATTGCCGACAGCTCAGAACCTAAATCCATTGATGAGATTAAATCCTACGGTGTAACAATCATCGGAGCCAACAAAGGCCCAGGCTCGGTGTTACAAGGCATACAGAAAGTTCAGCTTCAGCAGATTTCCGTTAGTAAACGCTCAACAAACATCATCAAGGAATACCGCAACTATGTCTGGATTACAGACCGAGACGGCAAAATCATTAACGAGCCAGTGGATTTATTCAATCACGCGATGGATGCAGGCAGGTACGCAACCGAGAGCATTAATCCAAACAGACAAGCTATCCCAATGACCGTTCAAGGCGGTGCTAAGAAGTTTTACCCAGACTTAGGTATATAAAATGCAAAAAGTAAATTACATCGACTTAAAAACTCAGCTTGATACGGATGAACAGGCTGATTTCAAATTCCAGGAACGCCGGCACTCTCAGTGGACTGAGAACTATCAGCTTTACCGCGATACCGTTATCATCAACCGACTCACTCAGCGGCAGAGCATCAATGTTCCGCTTATCAAGGGCACCATCAAGACCATCTACGCCAACATTGACGAGTTCCCTGACATTGAATTCGAGGAACTCGATAACAATAAGGACAAAGAAATTGTCTTCAACGAGCTGTGGCGAGACTTTGTTATCCGCGACAAGATGGAAATCAAAGATGCTGTTGATAAGAAGCAGGACCTTCTCTACGGCAAGACCTGGACCAAGTTCAATATCGCTGACAACCGGATTTGCAGTGAAATCAAAGAGCCTTTCGATATGCTCATTGACCGCTATGCAGACCCTTCTGACATAGAGAGCGCAGACCATCTCACTGAGCAGGGCATTTATCGAACTATCAGCCAGCTAGAAGCTAACCCAAGCTTTGATAAAGCAGCTATTCAACGTCTCAAAATCTTCTACGGCACCAAGACCGGACTGATTAAGGCCGAAGAAGCGACCAGGTTAATGCAAGCTAAGGATGAGCGCCTGGCAACACTCGGCGTACCCGATACTCTCAATCCAATCCTCGGCCATACTGTCGTTCAGCTAAAGGTTCATTACAAGAAAGTCTGGGATGAGAATGACCAAGAGGACCACATTCACGTTATCGTCATCGCTGACAGTGAGATCTTGATGGCTAAGCCGCTAAAAGACATTCTAAATATTGATTTCTTCCCATTCGTTACCTGGAGCGATGATCCAGAGCGAAATGACCACTACCCCGACGCTGTAGCTGACATTGCTCGCAATCCCAACAAGTTTCTCAACTCCATGATTTCTTCTTTGGCTGAGAATCGCACCCTCCGCAACATGGGAATGAACTACTATGACGCTACAGCTAATCCAGACTGGGTACCACAGACCTTTGACCCCGTACCCTTCGGCTGGTATCCGCTTCCCGGTAAGCCCAAAGAAGTCTTCCAGAAGGTAGACATCCCAGATATGACAGAGTCAATTGATGAAATGCAGTATGTTCAGCGCATTGTTGAATCAGCTACCGCAGCTACCGCAGCTACTAAAGGTGAGACCGACCAAAAAAAAGTAACGCTAGGTGAAGTTGAACTGGCTGTCTCAGCCGCTAAAGAACGCATTAGTTCAATCGCCAAGTTCTACATGCTTGCCCAGAAAGAAAAGGGTGAGAAGTGGGCTAAGATAATGAATGCCAACGCTGACAACCTCGAAGAGGTCAAGCTCTACAAGAAATCACATAGAGGCAATTACTTCTCGAAGACCGCTACAGCTCAGACTTGGAAATCAGACTCGGGTTATAACTGCCGAGTGGTATCGAGCGCTGAACGCCAGAAACAAAGTGTTGAAGGAATCCAAAAGTTCAATGCAGCTAAGCAAGAGTTCCCAACCAATCCGGTATTTAAGAAAATCTACGACAAGAAGCTGCTTGAGTTCTTAGATGTTCAGCCCGAGGAAGTCCAAGCAATCCTAGATTACGAAGAGCAAGCGGCCCAGCAAATGCAGCAAGCCGGGATGATGGCTGGAGGTGCCCCAGGAGGCCCCACAGTGCCCGTAGGAGCCCCACAATTAAGACCACAGCCCAATGTCCTCACTCCACAACCTGCTTGAAAAACTAGGAATAACCTTTGACCAATTAAGCGCCGAAGAAAAGAAGACCTACGAAGAATGGAACCAGGTATTCTCGCAGCCTGAAGTCACAATAGAAGACCTTAAGAAGTTCCTATCTAGCTACATCGACCGGCTGGAATATGACCAAACCAGTTATGACAACTCGAAAGACAAAGATCTTTATCTCAAAGCCGCTATTAGAAACGCCAAAATGATGCTGGCCTTCATTACCGGCCCTGAAAAGCGTAAGGAGTGGTTAGAAAAACATATTGAACAACGAATCAAATAATCATTAAACAAGGAAAAACTATGGACGAACAATCCAGAAAAGCGCTAGATCAAATTCTAGCCAAAGAAGTCGTAGCCCTCACTGAAAACGACAAAGGTTTCATGAGAGCACGCAGCAGTTATCTCACCGAAGAACAAAAGTCGGTCTTTGCCGAAGTTCTAAGTGAAACACCTTCAGACGAGCCTGCCTCAGAAGATGGCGAAGCCAAGCCTGCCACTCGCCGAGGCCGTAAAGCTTCCGATGAAGCAGTAGTGTAAGACCTAATTCTCCTACAGCCCCAAAAGAGTCAGGGGAGAATTGGTAACAGCTCAACTCTTAACAGCTTTATGATTGCTATCAAGAGCAGAACTATTAGTAAGGCCCGAATGATGTAGTATTCAGCCGTGCTGAATCTATCAGATTCTAAACGTTTAGACATTGTTGTATACACTTACGCCTAAGTAGAAAATCAACGTTTGAGAAGCTGGGATATGGCAACTTGCACGCCGCCACTTAGCAAAACGGGGCCAACTCTTGCTCGAATTCTCCCAAACAAATTTATATAAGTCAATAATTTTAACTGCCAAACTCCGAGAAATCGGAACGGCCAACAAAAATGACAGATATCCAAACTCCCCCAGGGGGAACGGAACCGGAGATTGAGACTCCCCAAACTCAGGAGCCGGAGACTCCCCAAGCTCCAACTGATGAGGTAGTGGAAACTCCAACGGAGCCCACGCCCGAGCAACCCTCATCCCAGCCCGAACCAGAACCCTACAAAGAGAAGTTCAAAGAATCAGCTAAGGAAGGAATCCTTCTCAACGAACGGGTCAAAGTACGGGACGCTCAAATTGAATCATTAACAAAACAAGATACTCCAACCGATGAGGCGATGCGCCAGGTTTATCCCGCATGGGATGGACTAGACGACTTCACCAAAGGTGTCCTGATAAAACAGGAAACCCAGGAGATGAAGCAGCGTCGTATGGAGGCCAGACAACAGGAAATTGACTCACGTCAAAAGCTCGAAGATGAGCTTGACGCCGTAGTTGAGAACTCTGAATTTGCTCTAAAGCTCAAAGGTAAGGAAACAGATTTCAAACGCTTTGCCCGAAACCCAAAGAATCGTGGTATAGCCGCTGAAACTCTGGCTAAAGCTTTCTTATTCGATGCAGAAGATGAAAGCCCGCCTGCTAAACCAACGCCTATGAAAGAAGCATTGCCTGCCGGCTCAGGTGGCCCCAGAGGAGACCTGAAACCAAAGAAGATTTCTATTGAGGAAGCTAGGAAGATTCGCGAAACCGATTACAAACGGTATATCGAACTCGTAAAGACTAACCAAATCGAAGAAATCGAGTAACTTGTTTAGAAAACCCAAAAGTTAAATGTCCGCATACGGAACTAAACTCGCTGAGGGCTTTTCCCAGAGACTTATCAAAGTTCTCTACGAAAAAGCTCCCATCGACGAGATTGTAAACCGGGACTATGAGGGTGAAATCAACGCAATTGGTTCCAAACTCAATATCCTGTCTTTCTCAAAGATTTCAGAAAAGACGTATAGTGGCTCTAACCTCACCGCTGATGACCTAAGTGAAGTCAACGGTCAGTTGGTTATTGACCAATATAAGTCTTTCTACTGGAAAGAACGAACTCTCGACAGATGGCTTTCTTACATCAAGAATCCTAAAGCCACTATCGTTGAACAAACAGCCAATGAACGTCTGAAGAACATCATGACTTTCATTCTTGGCTTCTATACCGACGTTGCCTCCGGTCAATGGTACGGAACTTCCTACACTACCGGCACTGTAACGGTTGATGTTACAACCGGAGCTGTTACCGGCTCTGGAACTACCTTTACCTCCGGTATGGTCGGCAAGCCTTTCAAGGCTCTCGGCCATAGTGTTTGGTATCGCGTTAAGACTTACTCCTCTGCTACAGCTATCGTGATTGAAGACGACAGTGACGACCTGACCTCTGCCTACACTGGTGGAGCTATCAGCGCCGGCGCTACCTACGAAATCCAGGCTAATACTGTTAGAACTATCGACAACGGCGGCTCCAACGCGAGCTTCCTAACAATGGTCCTGACCCTCAAACAGTATCTTGATGAAGCTGAAGTACCCGATGAAAATCGCTCTATCGTACTTCCACCGGCTGCTTTTACCACAATGGCAAAAGACACCGGCATCAAGCTCGCTGTTGAACCTGCTTACCAGGATTTGGTTGTTAAAGGTTATATGGGAACTCTTGAAGGTTTCAAAATCATCAAGAGCAACCGCGTAGCTGGTGATAACACCAACGGTTTCCACATTCTTGCTAGTAACTCTGCTTTCCTGACCTTCGCTGACAAAGCGTTAGAGGTTGGAATGGAAGAGGACTTAATTGGAAACTTCGGTTCTGCCTTCAAAGATTTGTTTGTGTATGGCGCAAAGGTCAAAGATGAACGCCGCAAATTCGGTGCTCATGCTTTCGTCAAGTTCGCCTAATTAATACCCTGCTCCCCTTAAGTGGGGGGTAGGGTTCCATTAACCACAAAACAGATGTCTAGAACAAAATCAATTAAATTCCCAAACTCGCTAACTGAGTTTTCAGACCTGTTTGACAAGCTTCAGCGCCGTCTGTGCAATAACGTATTCAACTCTGCTGGCCTAGTTATCAAAGCTGGCTCTTCGGCACTCGCCAAGAGTGTCAACACGATTACTTTCGTCGTTGACGGGGTTATTGCTCAAAAGGCTGCTGCTGACATGGCGGCTCTGTCCGGTTCAACGGTTGCTGATGGTCCAAAAACGTCTACGTTTTTTGCGTAGATGTCTCAGGAACCCTCACAACCCTACCCGGCACCGCAGCTACCACGCTAGCTGGCGTCACCTGGCCGACTGTGCTTGATGGCACAACTGTCATCGGCTTTCTGGTCATTGCCACAACTGGCGCTACGTTTGTCCCAGGCACTACGGCTCTCGACGCCGGCACTGTAACTGCTACTTACGTCAACACACCCTTCCCATTCATTCCAGGTCTAGAAGCCCTCTAACAATTAATTAGCTAAGAAAACTATGACTCCACGAAGATATAGTGCTAACGGCTCTATTACCGCTGCTGCGACCAAGACTATCTTATCGCTCGGTGGCTCGACTGCGGTTCGTCCGGCGCTGTATGACTTAATCATTAGCTCCAACGCAACTCCAGCCGATAACTCTTCTCAGTGGTGGTTGCTTCGCTTCGGTACCGCAAATGGAACCGGAACGACTGTTACGGCTGAACTGCTCGACAACGCAGATCCGGCCGCAGCTTCGATAGTAAAGAAGAACCACTCAGTTGAACCTACCACTTACGGTACGGTTCCAATCTTGGATGTTTCGGTCAACCAGCGTGCTACGTTTCGCTGGGTTGCCGCTCCAGGTAGCGAAATTATCTCATCTGCTGCTGCCACTACTGGTGTTGGTCTCCAATGCCAAGGTGTAGGCGGCTCAGGTGTAGCTACTAACGCCTCAATCTTATTCATGGAATAACAGAACACTTATGATGATAGAAGACTTCGCACCAGGTGAAGTGAAATGGTGCAAAACATGTGCTCAGCACAAAAATGGCCTCTGTGATGGATGCGGAATCGCGTTCTCACGCGAGACTGGTAAATCCAAATCAAGCAGTCACCACTTTCACCCCGGCAATATCGCCGGTATCGCCGGTATGATGGCTATCTATCAGGCGTTTTGTGACAAGTGTTTTTGGAAAGACTATAAAGAAGTTTATCCAAACGAACCACTTCCAAAAGGAGTAAGCGTATGAACGATTTTCAAGACGCTCAATTTGAATTGAAGCCTTCGGGCTACATCATTATTGATGGTCAGGAAGTCGCTCATACTAAGCAATGCTGCCACTGCGGTCTTCACTTTGTAAGTAAGAAAGGTAGTGGCAAGATTCGGGGGCGCTGCGTGGCCTGCGCTAACGCGTGGACCTGCGGTACCCCCGCTTGTGACGTTCATGTTCCCCTTGAAAGAAAACTTGAATTCGAAGAAGGCACCTACAAGAAATTCGATACCAACCTTGTTTATTTGCTTGATAAGTATGGCCGAGTCCTCTAATGGCTTTAGGGCGGCAGAGTTCGCGTATCTCTTTTCCAAGACTTGATATCGAGATAGAGAAGGCGAGCTGCTTCCAGAACCGGCCTCAGATGCTTGAAGAAAGACTCAAGTCCTAAAAGCAGTAAGAATACGAAACCCAGTATCTCGAAGAAATGATGAGTGAGTGAAGTGTAGAAGTTTTCTGCCAAAACACACCTCCAGAACCAACAGCTCGAAAAGGTGTGTTAAGGCAAATGAGTTGTCTTACCTATCGAAAAATGAGCCGTCGGTTAAATTCGTTTTCCAAGTCCGGTTACCCAGACCGCTGACATATTCCACTCTCAGCAGAAGTAACACTCAAGAACCTTGTCTTGAGCGCCGCGTGGGAATCTAAGTCGCGGAGAACTCTCTTTTTCTACATTCCTTGGGATTCCGCGACCTACACAAATCTAAAATAGCCTTTAATAGAAGTCAAGAGAAATGCAGTGGCACATCAAAATCCCAGCCAAATACATAATGGTTCAGTGGGGCTGGCCGATATTCTTCTCCCTCGGAATTCATATTGACCCCAGGGCAAGGTATATAGACTTACACATTATCTTTTTCATTCTCACTATCGGAAATCCGAAAGTATACGAACAGTATCTTTCCTGGTGGTCATCAAGGAGTATCTAAATGGCATCACAAGTAGTCACAAAATTCCCAACAGCTAACGCCGCTGAAACCGGAGCCGGACTCACCAACCCAAACAACGCCCACGCGGACGATGGTTCATACGCAACCGCACTTCCGGGTAAGAACGTGACTCTCGCAACCAAGTATCAGAATTTTGGATTCGATACCGCTATCCCGTCTGATGCGACCATAACCAAAGTCGAGCTTATCTATCAGTGGAAATGCAGCGTAAATACTTCTATTGCGACCGCCCGCACCTACTCCAAAGTCACCGGCAGCGCAGGAACTAACCACGACGACGCAACCGAACCTGCAGCAGACACGACAAACACCTATGACATCACCGCTGAGCGCTCCTGGACTAGAGCTAATTTACTAGATGGAACTTTTGAAGCAGTCCTCGCCGCCGTCCAGGGAAATTCAAACACCGCAGTTACCTTCAGCTTCGATTACATTCAAGTCAGGGTGACGTTCACTTACAACAGCAATGAATGGCAGCCCCCAACCGAGCAACCCCTTTTTGAAAAAGATAAAGTAATCAGTTACTAATA